AGTTTCAGTTCCACATCATGGCGTCGGCATACGAGGGCTACGGCCAATCCATCTGGGAATCCATAGGCTGCGGGGCGGTGGTCGTAAGCGGCAAGTATCCGCCATTCGACGAAATCGCCGCCTGTCCCAACGGTCTGCGCATTCCATCCGAACATCAGTCCAAGCAAGGGCTTGCGACGACACACAGCATATCCCCGGTATCCGTCATGGGCGCGGCGGACAACTGCTGGCGGCTGTCCGAGGACGATTGCGGCAAGCTTGGCAGAATCGCGAGAGAATCGTTCTTGACAGAACGAGCGAATTTTGAGAGAAGGTTTACCGCGCTGATACAGCATACCAAGGAAATCGGCGAACGCGAACCATTACGAGCGGAAGATTTGATGCCATGAAAACCATAAGAGTAACACAGCGAGACATTCGCACTGGCATTATCGGAAACCCATGGCATTGTGCAGTTGCCAAGGCCGTTTCCCGTCATACCAATAAAAAAGTAGTGGTCCTTAATGATAGTATCCGTTTGGACGGTAAAGACACTAGCCGCACTTTACTTAAATTACCAGCACGTGTGCGTGGTTTAATAAAACGTCTCGATGCTTATAAAACCGTGCGTCCATTTGCGTTTCTCCTTGAAATATAACATGAGCGACACACAACCATCCGCCGAAGTCCTGAAGGTCGCCCGCCAGATTGTGCAGAAGCAGGGCGAAGGCATCACGCTGAGCGTTGACCTAGTGGCCAACATGATTCAGAGCGGTTTATTCCTTGAACCGCTTGCTCAACATCAGGCGGCACTGGTCAGATTGATTGAAAACGACCGGTTTCTCACTGGAAAAGTTTCCGAAATGGAAAGCCGAGTAAACGACGATTTGGCAAGATACAAGGCCCTCTACGAACACCTGACCGAGATGTGCCAGCGCAACGGCCTCGGCGACACATTGGTCACCGCTCTGCCGAAGGTAATCAGCCAACGTGACTTTGCCTTGGCCGCGATAGACCGAGCCGTGAAGCTCTCAGGCTCAAAGAAGTACACCAAGGTGGAAGATGTCGTGCAAGAACTGGTCTGGAAACTCGACCATCTCTTGGCGCACTGCAAGGATTCGGAATGCAGCGAGTGCGCCGTGATAATTTGTCCCGACCAAGAGGATTTCCACTTCCATCATGACGGCTGCCCGATATGCGATGCGCAGGAGGAACATAAGAGGCTGGAGAAAGAGCCGGTGATGTTCGACTTGGAAACCGGACTTGGTCAACCGCCTGCAACGCCGAGTCTCGCACCGGCCAAGACGCCTTACCTCGATGTAACGGCCGGGCCGGGCGGCAAGGTCACTACCTCGGTGATGCAGCCATGATGATGCAACACATCGCTGGCATCTTGTTGCTTGGAATTCCGTTCTTGGGAATTTTTATTTATACCGCGGGCTGGTTTGGGTTCATTCGGGCCGCCAAGGTTTTTGCATTCGCGATTTTTGTCACGGCAATCGTTGCGGCGTGTGTCGGATTTGGAACCTTTTTACTGTTACACTAATGGTCTATCTCTACACATGCATGCGATGCGAGCTTGGCGACCATGACCGCTGCGAAAAAGGACATCCAGCGCCGACGGGTGTATACGGTGGAACGCGCTGCCGGTGTTTCTGCAATAAGGGCGGCGGTATAAAGGTAGCTCCGCCGGACATCATACCAGACGAAGTGAAGGCGGCGGTCAATACCGAGCGCAGGCGAATCGGAGTGTGGCTGGACAACATCGCCAACCAACTCCGGTCCATCGGCCACTGCCAGCCGAACCGGGGCGAGGTGATTGTGGACATTCAAGAGAAGGCCAAGAAGCTGATTGACGGAGAGGCATAACATGACACACAGGATTTTAATGACGTTCGTTTGGATTTTGTTGGCATTGCAAATTACACTTGTAACGACCAGAAACCACAATTCGCACTACGTGATTATTGAGTGTGACGACGGCAAGTACACGCTGGAGCTTCGCAAGGGATGGTTGATTGTGGATAAAATCAGGCACAAAGGAAAAATGTATGGCGATATTCAGGAAGCCGAGTGGCACAGGGACTACATGAATGCTTGGCTGAAAGCTGGGCGACCCAAAGACCCAAACATTTTTGATGACCATTCCCCGGACGAAGGTGCCGACTGTAAGTGGCGAGAGGTGGAAGAATGAGCTTTGAAGTGACCAAGGAACAGGTGCGCGAAGGCTTGCGCCGTCACGGCATACTCGGCAACAGCGAGGACTGGATGCTGCTCGGTGCCGCCGCTGTCGATAAGCTGGACGAATACCAGCGCGCTATCGAGCGTGCAAAGAGAGACGCCGGAAAATTGCAGGCCGCTGTGATTGACATGCCTCCATGGCAGGAACCAGCCAGTAAAGAACTGCTTACCAATGGGAACGCCAACTTCGGCAATATTAACCCCTGCTGGTTTCAGCAGATGCGCGAGGCTGTGGCCGTGGCTAAAGAAATCGCCTTTCGCAAGATGGCAGATTATCGGCCGGTGCCGAAGCCGGTGGAACCATGAGCGCGCTCGCCGGTGAATCCGCCAAGGCCGTACACGACGATGCCAACAAGCGCCGACTCGGTGACTGCAAGTTCCCGCACAACTTCGAGGCAGCGGACGGCGGGGCCAACATTGCTTGTACCAAGTGCGGGGGTGAGATAGATGGCCTAGCGGCTGGCCATTACATGGATTCACTGCAACGAGTCGTGGATGACCCGCCATGGGGCAAGATGCGGGGGAAGGCGTGACAGTCAGTGTAATCATACCAAGTTTTAACGACGCCGAACACTGGCGAGATGGCAAGCTACTTGAGGCCCTCGCCTGCCAGACCATCCCTCCGCTTGAAGTCCTAGTAGTCGACGATGCATCAACGGACGACACAGTCGAGGTTTTGAAGAAAGAATTGCTCGGGCATGACTGGCCGTTCTCAGCGAGCGTGTTCCGTCGATTGACACCAAGGACACTCGAAGGCGGAGGTCCGGGCTGGGCCGAGAACGTGCTTTTCAAGGAAGCGATTGGCAGCATCCTGATTCATCTGGACGCAGACGGAGTTCCTGACACCGGCATGGTCGAGTTGGTGATTGAGCAGCGCATTACCGAAACACCGCAGAGAGTGTTGTGGGGCCAAATCGATTTCTACGACGAACAGACCGGCGTGAAGCTCCATCGTGACCCTCGCTTGGACTATTTTCCTGCAGAGCCCGGAGTGTATCGGATGCCCAAGACACCGTTGCTGGCTTACGGGGCGATATGGGCGGCCCCGAGAAAAATGTTACGCGAGTTAGGTGGCCACAACCATGAACTCAGTGATTACCGGGCTCAGGACGCCCGCCTCGGGATGCGGCTCATGGGATGCATATCGAATTTTTTCGTCACCGACCCACGCTTCCGATTCGACCATTACGGAGTGCCGACGCAGTATGCGCTCATGCACAGGAAAGAAGGCGGATTGACGCGAGAGGGGCGCAGGCAGGCGGCGGAAGATATGAAGCGATTCCGAGAAACCCATATTTCACCGATTTTGGGTAACTGGAAGCCCGAACTCATTGCCAACGGCGGACGGATGTTCTGGGACAGCAAGGTTCTGGTTGGCGCTTACGAAGAAATCACGGCATGAGTGTTCCCGCTAAAACCTTCTGGCCATTGCGAGGCGTTACTGTTAAAGCACCGAACTACGCCGAGGCCGAGAAGGTCAAGGCGGTATTTCATTTGCTCGGATTCAAGTTCATCGTCCACGAGGAAATGCCGCCCGATGAAATCCACTTCACGCAACACGGTCGGTGCATCGGCAAGATTGTCGGTATCAAGTCATGAGGCGATTCTTTTTTCATTACAACAAACGCACCAAGCTGATGACCCTGCATTTCATGGCGAAATGCATGCCATGTAAGAATCTTGTCTGCCGCGTCCCGTGTGAGACGCACCGGAACAAGCGCCAGCCGTTACTTGTAATGCGCGGGTTCGCCCATAAGGTCATACAAATAGGCGACACAATAGAAATCACTTGACGGCCTAACTTGAATCGCGTATGGTCGGAATATGAACTACTGGCAAAATCATGGTTGGCTTTTCCTGTTTGGTATGGCGTGCTTTCCGAGAGTCACGCTCCTATTTTTCACAACGCTCTCGTTCGGCCTGTGGAGTTGGCTGGGCTGGATTTTCTGCCCACACTTACTTGTGGCCATCATCGCCACTACGATTTACTGGCACACCAATCCCGTGCTGGTCGTTTTTGCGTGGTTTATGGCGTTCGGCGGGACGGGTTCCGAAGTGGAGATAGGTAAGAGGGCCAGTCGGTGACCGGCGACTTTTCAAGATTGCCCCCGGATGTCACCGTCATTGTTGTTGACGGGCATACCGACCGCAACGCACTGGCCCGGATACTGCTTGAATCGGAAACGATGCGAGCTTTGGTTATCCTTGAGGCAGAACCCAAGCCCAAGCCACTGCTCTTTTCGGATTTACTGCCAAACCCGGTCACGTTCAACTATCTCAAGAAGAAAGAGCCGCCATCCGAGCAGATTCATCCTTGGAAGATTCGAGGAAAACGGAAATGGTGAAGAACGACCAGACGGCGGCGTGGGTCGGCAAGGGCATCGCCTGTCAGCTTTGCGGCACTGGCTATACATTGGAGGCGGGGGATGTGGTGAGGATTAAACGGTCTGCCACTGGTCACAGAAACGTGAGCATTCACTTACCATGTGGTCATCATTTTTGGTTGAGTGAATATTACGAGCCGAAAGTTACCCTCCAATTGATTGGACCAGAAATGGAATGAGCTACAACATCTGCCACACATGCGGGGGATTGCATGCACCGGAATACACCAAGAGCGACTTGGCGTTGTGTAAGTGTCCGGCCCCAATCATCGAAGCTTGGCCTGCGGGCGCAAGGAAGGAAACGACGGGGATGGATAGGCGCGTGGTCTGTGCGGCATTGCGCCGAACGGATGGACTACGAGTATGCGGCGCTCGCCACTTCGATGACGTAATGCGCGACCAAGTCAAGCTCAACGGCGGCACGGTGGACTGGATTGGAGCTACGCAGGGATTCATCGACCAGCGCGGGGTATTCATGACGCGCGAAGAAGCGTTGGAAGTCGCGAAGGCCGCCGGTCAAATCCGACGCAGATGCGGCGGTGACGAAAAGAGGCTTTACAGTGAGAACCTTTACTAAAGAGATTGACAAGGCATTGTCGCTGCGGCTTCGGGAACTGTCCGACCAAATTGAGCGCGAAATGAATCGTGGTAACCGAATGATTCAGCGCATAGAGTCGTATTTACGGAAACGTCACGCGACCTGTAGAACATGCGGGAGGCCCTATTGAATCTCACACCATCCCAACTCCACATCCTCCAGCATGGTCTGGGAGTAGACGAGTACGGTCAGGGTAATCAGTACCGCAACCATTTCGTTACTGGACCTGAATCCAAAGACTTCGCCGATTGTCAGGCGCTGGTCGCCCTCGGGTTGATGAACGATTACGGAGCCAAACCTTGCTACGGCGGCATGCATGCTTTCAACGTGACAACCCACGGTATGGATGAAGTGCGGATGCAGAGTCCGCCACCACCGAAGCTGAGCCGGGGCGCGCAGCGATACCGGGATTATCTGGATGCCGACAGTGGCTTGACATTCATCGAGTGGCTCAAGGCAAGGACGAGGCAACCGGCATGAAATACCTACGTCAATTCCTTGCATGGCAACAAGACTGGCGATGGGCGCTTCGGGTGTCTCGATGTCATCGCCGCAGCCGTGGTGTTTACGGCCAGTTCTTGAGCAACGTCGGTCACGACATAGCGCGTGGAATACTTCCGCCCGATGTACTCGACCGATTTGGGTTGAGATGAGCGGGTTCTTCAAGCCCGGAACCAGTAAAGCCGACCAGATTGCCTACTTCAAGCGCCGTCTGGCCTGCGCCAAGAGGCGGTTGCGATATTGGTCGGGTAATCCCAGCTTCAGCGCCTACCGTCCTACCGGCAAGAGCCTGCAGCGCGCAGAGATGTCCGGGAAATACGAGCTTGCTGTCAATGACTGTCATTCGCTTGCCGGTCACCTCGATGACCTCGGCGTAAAAGTCCGGGTAGTGGACGTGCGCCGCACCTTTCAATGCCGTTGGACCAACCCGAAACATCCGGAAGTCCTCATCTGGCCAGAGTCCAAGTAACGCCGTCCACGCCGCGTTGACCCTTCTCGGCGAATGGTAGAGCACACAACGACGAGCGCACTACCTATGGCAACCATCTTTCAAAAACTCTCTGTATTGCAGCAGGTCCACCAATCTACCGTAGCGAAGGCGAAGGATGCCAAGGGACACGGGAGTGAAAAACGAGGCATGACAGCATCGTCCGAGTCCGGCGGCTCCGACCACTGGCACTATGACAGCCGACAGGATGACGCAGCCAAGGAAGCGCGCGGCGAGAAAGGCCCATGGAGTCCATCAAAGCTCACCGACGACCCTGACGACGAACGTCATACGGTAAAGCACGAGGATGGTTCTACCGGTCAGGTATTCGCCAGCAAGGAAGCGGCGCAGGCCAACGCCGATGTTCGCAATGCCGGTGGAAAGATTGGAAAAACATTCTCACCGAACCTCCGCATGCTAGGCACCATCGGTGAGCGCATCGGCAAGGCTGGCAAAGGCTGGTTCCACGGCAACCAGAAAGTGCCGGGCAGCAAGTCGGCGCGGTCCGATGCCTACGTATCCAAAATGCAGGAAGCCAAGGCCCACGCCAAGGCAGGCCGCATGGTGGATTCCAAGATGGCCCAAGCTGACGCCCAAGAGCAATGGTCCAAGATGGCACCGGGCGAGCGCCAGTATGCCATGAGCACAATTTCCGATAATGCCTCCGACGACATCGGCAAGGCGCTGAACCGCGGGTTCGAGTTCGGTCACGGTCGAAAAAAGCGGTAAACGAAAGGTATCGAGCATTATGTGGCATAACATATTCCAGAACAGAATCGTACAAATCATCCTCGCGGTAATCGTCGTCGTGGCGCTCTGCTGGATTTGCGGTATCGGTCTGCATTTCAATGCGGGTCAGGGCGGGGTTAATCTAGGGATTTCGCACGGACAGAGCGGCGAAGGCAAGTAAAATGGTACACCATCGGCATCCTGTAAAAACCAAACTACATCCGGCAGCGGTGGTGGCACCATTGCTCACGGCGTATAGCGCCAGATTGCAATGGTGGAACTCCCGGGATGGTATTTGGGAATTGGCGGAGGTGTCCGGATGTGTGAGTGAGGCATCAGCAAGGGCCGAGCTTATCGAGAAGGCCAAGGCCAAAGGTTGGACCCGTCCGAAATGGTGGCAGTTTTTACGCCGAACGTTTGAGGACAAGCCCGAACTGGTGCCAGTCACGGCCAGTCATCATTAACAATTCACAAACGATAACGGGGACATCGACATGGGTGAGCTGACACAGGACCAACGGAACGAACTGGACGCGCGGCTGCCGGAGATAACGCAAACGCCGCGCTTCGATTGTCGTGTGCCCAAACACTTGCTGGCATCGGCCACAGAATCCGAGCGGTACATGATTCAGGCCGTGGACATTGCCGGACAGAAACAGGACTGGTTCATTCAGGTGGTGATACGTCTGAACCACGAGGCGCGCCGCTCATTGGCCGAGCAGTTTGCGATGAGCAATGACGTGGAAGAGTTCAAACGGCAACGGACTTTCTTTACAGGAGGATGGGCCGTTGCGGCATGGGCCGGAGGTGTTATCATGGCGGCAATACTGGCGATATTGGCGGGAGGATTTCTCCATCGGTGACGCCTCTATGAACCGAGTGCTTGAATTCGTGGATGAAGCCGTTATTGCGATGAATAAGACACCGCGAGTGCTAGTGGTCGAGAGCGAAACAGAAACGCTGGTCCTGATAGCCAATGTCTTGAATCAATATGGCTGTAACGTCCTATCGGCCACAACGGGGGAGATGTTCAGGACAATAATTGACACTGAAACATCGGCTGGTCGGGATAGGCTAATAAGCCTGTTGTTTCTGGACTTGAACGTGACCGATATAGATATTGTCGAGACGCTTCGATTCCTAAAGGTGAAACTGGCTGGCGTGCCGGTGATACTAATCGCCGACAGCCCGGATAGCGAATGCCTGAACAAGGCCGCCAAGGTTGGATATTTCGGGCTACTCATGAAGCCGCTGGATGTAGCGCACCTCAACGAAATTTTTGCTGCGCACAAGATTCGCAAAGCAGATGGTCCAGTTCTTTTGCCCGGTCCTTCCGAGGTTAAGGCTTAGAAATGAGCGAGAAAGAAAATTCGGAAATGTCCACAGGGGTTTTGATTGCCAGAATCGATGGCTTTGAAAGACTTATGGACGAACGCGACCGCCGATACGAAGAGCGCTCCGTTCAATCCACCAAATCCGTGGAATTGGCGTTGACCGCACAGAAATCACTAAGCGAACAGGCTTTCGCCAACGCCGAAAAGGCCATCGCCAAGGCCGATACCGCTACTGAAAAAAGGTTCGATGCAGTGAATGAGTTTCGGGCGCAGTTGTCGGACCAGACATCCACATTTTTGCCTCGCAATGAATATACCGTCCAGCATAAGTCGATGGAAGAAAAAATCGATGCCGTCGAGGCCAATCTTACGGCGCGCATCGAGCAGAACAACAAGGCTTCACTGGACTCAATTGCCGACCTGAAAGATTCTCGCACGCTTACCAAGGGGCGAGGAGAAGGTATATCCGCAACAGTCGCTTACATGATTGCTGGAGTGGGCGTTGTCTGCACTATTATCGGATTGATATTAGGTATAGTTTTCAGGCCGGTCGCCGCACAATCGCCGGTGCCGGTAGCGGTTCACGAATCGGTCAACAAGTAAACGAAACGGAATACAATGTTTGCACCTCTATTAGCGAGTGCGTTTTATGTCGGCGGTGGGGCCGGTCTATTGCTGGTCATCGTCGTGGTAATTCTGTTGTTGCGGTAATTGGAATTGGTCATGTTCAAGAACCTCATATTGTCGGATGAGCAGAAGATTGCGAAGGTGTCGCTGGAAGGCGCGCGCGCGAAGTTCCTGAACCCGGACGGTACGTTCAAGTCCGGGTTCGACGGCTGCAAGAATTACCTCGTCAGTTTCGGGTACACGCCCGATGAGGCAGGCACCATCGCCTCGAAGGTGTTTGGACTACAGGACGCGGCCAACGTCACCAAGGCTGGTGCCTTGATTGAGCCGACGGTGGAGATGCTGGAAAAGTCGCTGCTCCGCAAAGACATTTGGGACGAGGACAGCGACGGTGCCGAGCCCACTGACTTCGAGAACCGCGAGCAATGTATGACCACGATGATTCAGGACAACGGCCACGATTACGGTGAAGCGTCCGACATTTGCGACAAGCTCGGTCAGGATGCCTTGTGGGATGATGACGATATTTTCAAGAACTTGGATGAACACGCACGTGCTGTTCTTCTTCAAGACGCGGTGAACAAAGCTAGGGCTACTGAAGGCATTGTCCTGAGAGTCCCGATAGCCATCATCGCGAAGATTTGCCCAAGCTGCGCCGACCGGATGGAAAAGCACAACATGAAGCTGCTGAAAATCCGGGTCACGGATGAGGACACGGCGCTGGCCAAGGCCATCGTGCAGGTTTCTAAAGAGAAGGATGCCAAGGGCCATGGCAGCAATAAGCGTGGCGACCGGCTCGGCGAGAAGTCCGAAGCGCTATCAGCTTTGGCGGTTACGCGTGGTAACATTGCCACCGAAGATACCTCGCGAGCGCTCAGCCCACGATTCGACGACCGCGGCGCGCATGCGGCAGCGGCCCGGTCGAACGAGGATGCAGGCAAGGCTTATGGTCAGGCGGCGCTCGCAGCGCGCGCCAACAACGACCCGCATCATGCCAACTTCAACTCAGCCGAAGCAGCCATGCATTACAGTATGGGCCGTATCCACCGTGACGCCGAGGCAGGCAAACTGGATTGGAACGGGTACTTGGACAGGGTTCAAAGCGTCAACAACGACCACTACAAGGCTATGGAGGCTCAGCGGGCGTGGGCGGCACCGGCAATCAAAGAGGCGGCGATTCAGCATCACATGGCGAGTAACGAACTGGAGAGCGACGAATTCCAGACCGCGCACCAGAAGGGCGAGGCCATGTATAACGCCGAGCGCGGCATCAAGAAGGCCGACGGCGAGCACAAGACGGCCCAAGAGCGCGAGGATGATGGAGGATTTTTCAACTATTGCGTCAAAGAAATAGCGCCGATGAGTGGCGTATCTGACCCGAACGCTTTATGTGCTGCCCTTCACAAAAAGTACCTTGGTCGCTGGCCGGGCGCGGACAAGAGCGTGGAGAAGGCAATGCGAACCGAGGTGGCGAATGCCGATGGTATCGTGGTGGCAGTCGTGATTCACAAGTCCGATGGCAGCCGCGTTACCATGGGTGACGTGCAAATTGGTAAATCCATATCGAACTGCCCGGCGTGCGGCCAGATGCCGGACAAAGTGCAATTCCAAGGCGACGCGCTGAAGTGCGGCTCCTGCGGCAAGACCTCCGACATGGAAGAATGGGATGACGACACGGGCGATACGTCCGGCGGCGGAGGTGGGAAGGCCACGCAACCGGCGGCTCCGACTGCCCCGGTCCAGAAGGCATGGAAGTGCAAGAACTGCGGCGCATCGATGTCCGACGCGAAGGTCAGCGGCGGCGCGGCAGTCTGTCCGGCCTGCGGAGAGAGCAACGACGAAGCCTACGATATGGACAGCGTGGATGACGATGACGTGAGCAAGGCTAAGGATGCTCTTGGGCACGGGTCGAATAAGCGCGGGGAAGAATCCGAGGAAGAAAAGCAAAGCCGTATGACAGTCGGCACCGCCATTACTTGGGCGGCAAATAGAGCACCCGGAACCGATGCACAAATAAAGGCGCTTGAGGGTCTACGGGATAGCGGCATGAGCGTGCCCAAAGACATCGCCACGATAAACCGGGCAATCAAAAAACTTCAATCCGAAAGAATTGTCATCAAGGTAGACCAGCGCCCGACCGAAGCGGAGAGGAATCAAGAAATTATGGAACGCACCAAGCAGGAAATGGAAGCCGTCACGCCCACGCACGAGACGGCGGGGCAACGGGTCATCGGCAAGACACTGAAATTCATGGGCGCATTAGTCGGCCTGACCAAGGCGTCAAAGCCGGTCGTGGTTCGCAAGGACGCCGACGCCAGCGAATTCTCCAGCATGGACGACTGCATGAGCAGCCTCGTTACCGACCAGTCCATGGACCCCTACGAAGCCAAGGACATCTGCGCGCAATTGGGCCAGAGCGCGGACTGGGATGACACGGATGATTTCGATTTCGACCTGTACAAGAGCCGGAGCGGCAAGCCAGTCGCCATCGGCAAGGCACTGGAATTAACGAGCGCGGCGCACGTGGCGAAGGCGAAGGATGCAGTGGTTGTTAAGTCCGACGACGCCGAATCGAAGTACACGGAAGGCGGCCACTTCAAAGGTGAAGCCGGGACCGGCGAACGGTTCGACAACGCGGTGAAGTACATGCAGGCCAAGGGATACTCCGAAGATTCCGCCAAACGCATTGCCGGTAGCATAGCGCAGCACGTCGGTAAGACAGTTTCAGATTCCGATGCCATTTCAGCATTCGTTGAAAAGGCCGACGACTCGCACGAAGTGGAGAAGGCGCTCGAACTGGCCAAGACCTTCTCCGGCAACACCGGTGCGGTCAACGTATCGACCGGCCAAGCCGACAAGGTCGTATGCCCGAACTGCGGCGGCACGATGGACCACACGGACAACGGCGTAGGCGGAGTGTTTGTATGCTCGGCCTGCGGATGGGAAGCCGGGGATAATCTGGACAACGAGACGACCGGACCGGTCGATGATTCGGACCCGATGGCTGTCATTGCGGCGTTTGCGAAGGCCAAGGATGCGGGTGGACATGGCTCGGAAAGGCGTGCGCGAGCCGCTAGTGCTCTGGACGCATTACGGAATAAATATCCTGTCGGCACCAAAGTGAGTGTAAACGACCATGATAGCTACTCCGGACCAGCAACCGTAATCGGCCACGAAAATAACAGGCTTGGCATGGCAATGGTTTCTACCGACAAAGGGGTTTATTATGCCCACGAGACCGGCCCGGATAATTCGGTATCCAAGTCAGGCCAAAAACCGGCTGGCCTACTCGGTCGCATGCAGAACATCGTCAAATCCGGCGGCCAAGTCTAACATGATAACACTCACAGCGGCATCCACGCAACCCGGTCAGGTAGCGCTGAACTGGAAGGCCGACTTCACGCCATCGGGCTGGCATATCGATGAGAAGGTCGGCAACGTTTGGCGCAACGTGGCCACGACTGCCGGGAACGCCAACAGCTTCGTGTTGTCCTCGGTCAAGAGCAGTTTCGTGGACTCCACGGTATCCGAAGGCACGCATACATATCGCGTCTGGGGAGGCGACCAAACATCCAACGAAGAGAATGTAACGGTCGGGCATTCCGAACCGCAAGCCGAGCAGCCCGCGTGGAAGAAACGCAAATGAGGGTGTTGGTTTCCATATTGCTGCTGGCCATGACCGGCTGCGGCACGTTCTTGGCTCACACCGACCTGACGGACGATTCCGGCAAAGCTCCATACCAGACCGGCGTTTATGCGGGCGTGAGGCTGGACGCGGAATTCGTTCACGACACATGGTCGCCGCACAATGGCGAGGATACCGCTGACAGGATTTTTCTAACGCCGATAATCCTGCTGGACATGCCGTTCAGCGCTATAGCCGACACGGTACTATTGCCGTTTGATTTGACAAGGAAATAACTATGAGCGGGAAATTCAGCGGCATATTCAAATCTTTTGACAACCTCAAGACGACGTTCGAGCCGGTCGCCAAGGTGTCGGGTGCGCCCGCGCCTAGGCTGCCGACGCCCGTCCACCGTCACTTTGAATCCCAGAACCTCGCCAAGCGCCTACGTGCCGAAGCCGGTGGAGGGTTCTTCAAGGCCGTCAGGGACGCGCGTTACGATGATTTGGTAGTGTCAAGTCTCATTAAGAGTGGCATTACCGAATCCAAGGCCGTCGAGTTCCTGAAATCCGACGCGGGTTTCCAGTTGGGTTCAACGCTCCACAGCACCGCAACCAAGTGTCTCGGCATATCAGGCCGGGTCCGTAAGTCGTTCGATGACTGGCAATCGAAGTGGGCCGAGGTCATTGACAAACCGTCGCCGGTGCGCAAGACGGCCAGCGAGTTTTTGGGTAAGGCCAAAGATGCAGGCGGTCATGGCAGCGAGCGGCGCGGCGGCGTGGCCCCCATCGATAGTAACGACGCAAGGACATCGTTCTTGGCGCGGCAGGGGCACACTGAGGACTCTTATTCGACTTTGCCGCAAAAGATGAAGGACGACCTTGACGCTCGATTCCAAGCGTCCCTGAACGGCGTTTCCAAATCCGACCAAGAACAGATTGATTCCTACCACAAAGAGCCGTAAAGTGCAGGCCACAAGTGCCAGTTCGACTCTCCAAAGCCGAAGCCCAAGAACTATTCGACGCCGTCCATGAATGTCGCATCTCGCTGACGGCGTGTGGATGCCGGACGTGCATCTCCAAGGCCAAGGACGCCCCGCATTTTGAAGATGAGCCCGGACTAAAGGCTGGCAAGGCCGCCATCGCCGCAGTGTTCGCGAAGTGGCGCGGTCGCGTACTGGCAGCGCTCGCCAAGCATCCGCCGGTGCCGGTCAAGAAGTCGTTACTCGGCCGGATTGCCAAGGCGTGGGATGAATCCAAGCATCCACGGAATCCGAAAGGCGCGACCGGCGGCGGTGAGTTCGCTTCGCAGACTACAACACCAGAGTTCAAAGCTTGGTTCGGCGACTGGCAAGACCCGCACGCATGGTCGTCCAAGCGCGACCCGAGTCTGCCGCCGGTATCCGTGGTCATGAAAGACGGCAAGCCACTGGAACTGTTCCATGCAACCAAGGGGGATTTCAGCACATTTGAAGTCGGCAGGAAGAGCATCAATAACTACGGATTTTTTGGTAACTTCGAGACTCAGCGCAGTGCCATATTCGCGACCGAGAATCCGAAGTTCGCTCAGGAATATATTAACCCTGAAGAACCCGGCACCAACGTCATGCCGGTTTACATGAACATCAAGTCCCCGCTGGATTTACGCAATGGATTTGATGAGGACACGCTTGATGAGTTGAAGGGCGCTGGCCTGAATCCATCCTATTACAGGAACGCCTCCAACTACTGGGAGTTTTTCGATGACAAGGATGGCGCTGAATTTGTTGGTGTGCTGAAGAAATTGGGATACGACGGCGCAATATTCTATGAGGATAGCAAGAGTGGATTCGCTACCACCTACGCGGCGTTCGACCCCGAGCAGGTCAAATCCGCCATCGGCAACCGCGGCACGTTCGACCCCAAAGAGAAAGATATCACCAAGTCCCTACTGGCCCGCGTCTGGAAAACCTTCACGCGCATAGCCAAAGACGACCCCGACGACGATGACCTACCCGACCCGGAAGAATTCGAGTTCGACATCGAAGCCATCCTGCAGGACGCTTTCCCGGATGCCGGTGAAGATGCGATTGCCGAACTGGCCGACGCGCTGATGATTACGCAATCGGCCGGGGTGGACGACGGCATCGCCATCGCCGCCGATGAATTGGAGATAGACGAGGACACGCTGGCCTCCGCCGTCAAAGAGCCGCTGGAAGATGCGCTGCAAGAGTATGCGATGAAGTTTTCGGAGAGCACGCTTTCGAGAATTGATAGCTCGATAAAGGACTTGCTCGTGGATGGATTGAGCGACGGTATTCCCACCAAGGAAATGGGCGGAATTATCAATGACCGATTTCAGGATTTGACCGGGTATGAGTCTGACAGAATTGCCCGCACCGAATTTGCGCGAGGACAAGTGCGGGCTGCATTGGCATCATACCAAAATGACGGAATTTCCTTGGCTCGCTGGCTTGGTACTCCTGACGAATGCCCGATTTGCGATGGCTTCGACGGAAGAGTTTGGGCAATCTCAGACATCCAAGACGCGTTTCCGGCCCATCCGAATTGCATCCTCCCAAGCAATAAGGCGATTATTCCAGACCTCGTCGCAGCATCCAAGGTATTCTATGTCGGGCCTGCGGTTGAAATACATCTTGCTAATGGGCGTAGGCTTTCCTGTACCGCGAATCACATGGTACTCACGCCTACCGGCTACAGACAGGCGAAGTCGCTCAATGAGGGCGAATATGTATTGGTCACAACCGACAGTGAGGGGATGGCGGGCGGCTATGGTATAGACCATTACAACGGCCCAACCGCTGTCGAGGATATATTTGAGGCGCTTGCTGTAAAAGGTGCGGTAACGATTCCAAATGGCACCTTGGCCGCCACAGATTTCTATGGCGATGCGCGGTTCTTCAATAGCGATGTCAATATTGTACTTGTCAATCGCCTTTTGTTGCGTAACCGCAAGGCCAGCATCCCGCAATCTGGCAGCAAGCGGAGCCTCAATATAGGAGATATGGGTTTGGTTGCGCTCTCGGCCTTGGGCAATATGGACAAGTTCAATGTGTCTTCGCTTTCTGCCGGTATTGGCGGCGTGAGCAGCAGCGGTAATCCTTTGGCGCTTCCGCGGACCCCATTGGACATTCTTCAAAAGCTGCGCTTCACTGGGGGTGCGGATTCGCACTCCAATGCTTCGGAGACGGATGTTCATTGTTCTCTTGGTGACACCCGCCGCGCGAGCGAGTTTTGTGGTAGGTTCGCCAGCTTCATAGCGCCTGCCAAAATCAGCAAGATTAGGAATTTTTCGGTGAGCACCCATGTGTATGATTTCCAAGCTTCACAGTACCATTTATACCAGTGTGAGAGCTTCCTAGTCAAGAACTGTCGTTGTGCCGTGGAGGCCGTATACGAGCTTGGCCCGGATGAAGAGGTTGAGACGGAGCCGCCAACAAATGTCTTTACAGACCCAGACTTGGCGAGAAATCCTTGGCCCACCTTGGCCGAAGAAAAAGCCTCAGCCGCCCAGAGCGATGACGGCGGTGAAGTGCTGGATACCGGCGAGGCGGAAGATGTGGGGAAGGCGAATCCCAACCATGATGCGCGGGGAAGGTTTGCAGCCGGTGATGCGAAAGGTCGGGACATATCAACAAGCTCCGACAGTTTGGAACCGGGCCAGCAGGTCAAGCGTGACTTGACCAATACGCCCGAATTCAAGCAATGGTTCGGGGACTCGAAGGTCGTGACGCCGGACGGGAAACCCTTGGTTGTATATCACGGCAGCCGGGCGGCATTCAGCGAGTTCAAGACCGACGCGACGGACAACGTATCACTTTT